GCAGGGCAGGCAATCCTGTTTGGTGAAAAGAACGGCTCTAAAATTCATAGTCGGTTGTGGTAGTGGAATCGATTGGGTCGAATAAAGCGGTTGTGAGGCGTCCTGTCTCCTTGTCATAAGCAAGGTCGTCACACGGGCCGGTCTGGCCATTAAACCTATTTTTCAACACGACAAGCTTGGAGCGATTGTCGCCCTTTCTTATGTCCCTTTCCAAGGCAATAACAAGATCACTTAGCTGGGCTATTGATCCAGAGCCGCGAAGTTGAGACATAGATACACGCGCACCATCTTCATGACCTTTGTCCCCTTGAATGCGTTTTAGATGAGAGACTAATATCAATCCAATATTACATTCTTGGACAAAGCTACGAAGCTTAGTACACACAATGTCGATCATTTTACGCTCATCATGCGTATCATTACCTGAAAGCAAGATACTTAGGTGATCAAGAATGACCCATTCAACCCCGTAAGTTTTAACGAGGAAGCGAATGTCATTTAGCAGAGCGTCAGGATCAACACTGCCGAAACCATCCCGCAGGAATATCCGACCAGAACCGAGAGTACTATCGAAGGCTTTACGAAAATGCTGTTCATCAATTTGATTGTCCAAGTGAAGTGGTCGATTTGCTGCAACTGTCATAAGCCTCAGACCTGTGCGTTGCACGCTCTCCTCTAAAGCAAAGTATCCTACTTTTTGATTTTGATTAATCAAAGAGCCTGCGATTTCACCGCATATGGTACTTTTCCCCGCTCCAGACGCGGCTGTGTAGGCCACCATTTCCCCACGCCTAAGGCCACCTGTAGTGGTATTGAGAGAAGGGTAAGGGTAATCAGCATCGCGGCCATGGAGGGGCGTAGACACGAGATCGAAAAGGTCTCGACCGTCGATGATTGCTTGCGGGACATAGGAGCGTTTGTTGTAATAAGCTTGGCGAATTGCTTCACCATCTCCAGCCATAAGAGCCTCGGAGGCATCTTTATAACCGGCGATAGTTGCGATGAAAACTTGATCAGAAGGAAAGAGAGCAACGCACTCCTCCATAGCCTGTTGGCCTGCTGAGTCCCCATCAAACATGAGCACAATTTCAGAAAATCCAAGAAGGAATTTCAGCTGAGCTTGCAGACTTTTTTTGGCTGATTTAGCACCATTCGGGATGCTCACCACTGGCCAATTATTTCTGGCCTGCCAAACTGAAAGACAATCAAATTCGCCCTCAGTAATGACAATAGTTTTGCCACTACCAAATAGCTGCTGACCAAATAGCTGCTGGTCTACGTTCTTACCTTTCCAGGTGAAGTTCTTTTGTTGATCGCGCTCTTTATAAGCAACGACCTGACCACCAGAATAATAAGGAAATCTGACTACAGGTCCAGATGAAACCTTGACGTTGAATTTCCGACAGGTTTCCTCTGTAAGTTTCCTGGTTCTGATTCCCGCATAGTCCCCTTGATAGGAAAAACTTTCGGATGCCTGCATTTGATGATTGTGTTGGTGGTGTAATTGACTGTGCAGATTGTCATCGCTGTCACCTCTCCGATAGTGTCCGCATGAGAAGCAGTAGCCACCATTATCAGAATAGATAGCGAAGGCATCACTACTCGGGCACACCGGACAAGATTCATGTCGAATACATTCATTTTGCGGGTAGTTGGAGTTCATCGTAGATTTCTAAATACTCATAAAGTTCATCCATGATGAAATCAATTGGAAAACCTTCTACCTCAAGCTCCGCAATGAAAGCATCAAGGCGGAGCATTACTAATCCATCGTTCATAGGAACCAAGTGGGTGGGATATTGGGAAAGATGCACCACTGAAAACCGTGCTTATCGCACCAATCTCCATAAGTAGTAGAACTTTTCCGAGATAATGTATTATTGCGCTGAAAAACAAATCTAATATCAAGCTCAGGATTCTGAGCCTTTACTGCAAGGTGTTTGCTTCGATCGCTACCTTTAAAGAACCCTTTTGTTTCTATAATTACCCCATTCTTTAATGAAAAGTCAGGGGTATATTTAGATTGAATGGTGTACTTAATGCGATCTACTTCGTAAAGGTAAGGAATAGCTTTTTTATCAAGTAAGTTTGCAAAGCGCTCCTCAAGGCCGGAGCGGTAGTTCATCAGAAGTCGTAGCTATCCTCTGAAGCAGTACCAGAAACCAGCTCACGCACTGCTGGTTCGTCTTGAGTAAACCCATCGACTTTGCCAAACATCGCTGTCACTTCATCTTCTGAAAGAGCGCCACTGTCTAATGCACCATTTCCGGTGGCAAGCTTGACAATTTGGATTCCATGAACAACTAGCTTCGAGCCGATCTTGCCAGGAGGCATTGATGGCTTATGGCTCACGATCATGTTTACTTCTGTGCCTTTTCTTAAGTCACGTAATACAGACTTATCAATAGGAGATCCCGTTGAATCAACAAACACAGGCTCAGGGTTTCGGCTTTCGTTGCTATAGCTGTACGAAACAAGTCCTTCTTCGGTTCGCTCCCAAGGAGCAAAGTCGACTAGAAATTTACCTTTAGCCTTGGTTTTACACCAGTCGAGAATACCTTCTCGCTCTTCTTCCATCTCAGCAATGATGTCTTTAGGAAGGGTGTATTTGAAGCCTCGATTGTTAAATTGACCTGAATCCTCAAAGACATTGATAAAGCCAGTGAGTGTGGTTTTGAACTGGTAGCGGTTAGCCATGGGTGAAATTGTGGGTGAGTTGGTTAGATATGTTGATTGGATATTTAGTCTTCATAGATGGAACAACATGCAAGAAATTCAGTGAACTCCTCATCAGTTAATTCATCGATCTCTGCTTGACTTAATTGGCAAGCTTTTTCGAGGGTCACAGCACTTGTGAGCTCGTCATATGTCATCTCGGAGTAATGAAAAAGGCTCATTAGTTATGCGTGTTAGTTATCTGTCTAAGTGGAACTGATGAGAGACCAATAAAAAAGGGGGATGTGACTCCCCCAGGTGCTCTTCAGTTGCGTAAGTGGGACACGATTTCAGCAGTACCTAAAACCAGCGCGTCTACCAATTCCGCCAGATGGGCCTGGGATCTCAGCAATTGAGGATCCGTCGTTTGAGTAGTACACCGACCAAAAACAGGGTGTTTGAGGGGTGTGCTAGTCGCTTTAGATTGCCATAAGGGCAGATCTAGTGGCCGTGTCACTGGCTTTGCAGTATTTGAGAGCCATCTCAATGGTCGTGTGACCGAGGGCCTCTTGAACAATGCGTGGGTGTGCCACTGCACCTAACGCAGTGCCGAATCCGTGCCGAAGACTGTGAAATACATAGTCCTCAGTAAACCCAGCCCGATTTCGTACCTTTTTAAACGCTCCATAGAGCTGATCTTTGTTGCGCCAATCCTCTCCGAAAAGACGATTGTTCTGCAAGCGGTCGAGAATGATCGGTTGTATTGCGGGGTTGACGGCAATCTTGCGGACCTTGCCGGATTTCGTCATGTTCCAGGGTTTTCCGCCAATCACTAAGTGATCAAGCGCCTGGTCGTAATCCGCTGGACGAAGGTTAAGCAGTTCTGCTTGCCTGAATCCGCCATAGAAGGCCACCAGCATGATGTCTGCCAGGTTGTTGCCCCAACGGTCGCCCCATAGGTCACGGGCGATTGCAGCCATGTTCTGGGTGTCGTCCTTTGTGAAGTAGGTCTGCCGACATTCGGACTCCTTAGCTCTTTCAAACTTCGGGCACTTCACGTCGTGCAACCCAGCGGTGTGGGTGTACTTCAGGACGGTGGAAGCTGCTGACCTGATCCGATTCACAGTGGCGTTTGATTTGCCCTGCTCTTCAAGTTCAGACCTGAGCTCTATCCACCACGCAAGACTACTCATTCGCCTTAGTGGAAATGAGCGGCCACCAAATTCGGTCACATGACCGGCATTGATAAGCGCAGTTTTTGCTGATCTGGTGCGTTTCCAACGGTTTTGAAAAGTGAAGTCAAGGGCCTCACCCCAAGTCTTGACTTTCCCACTGGTCTTGGTCATGACTTTCAACCTCTTTGAAGGACATGGATTTGATGTTGCCGATCAGGTTTACCCATTGCTTCCCTTTTGGAGTAAGAAACAATCGAAACCTTTTGTAATCTTCTGGATCTTGCTCACGCCGGATCAGCTTCAGCCCTTCCCGATCTTCAAGCCTGTGCTGCTCTCCTAACCATTGGACGTTCCGTGTGACTGAAGACGATGAGAGACCAGTAGCCGTGGCTAGATCACCCATACGACAGCCGTCGTGGGACATCACATAAAAAAGTGTTGAGGCTAGTTGCAGCGGAAACTCACGTTCACCAGTGGAACGAAGCAGCTCGATTAGCAGGTAAGCGCGGAAACAA